GGCGAATCTGCTAAGCCGCCTGCAGGTGCCGCTCGAAGCGACTGTGAAGGATGCCAAGGCAGCGCTGTCAGCGGTCAATGAAGGGCGGCGCACTGCCTTTGTGTCGGCAGCGCTTCGGTGGCGTCGAATGCGCGACGCAGGACTGCTCGAAGGTATGGTGCGCGATGAAAGGAACGTATGCAATATGCAGCAGGCAGGCAAATCACTACTGCGGGAAACGCGCCGGGAAACGCCGGGAAACGCGGAAACGCATTCCGGGGCGTTTCCGGGAAACGCCGGGAAACGCGCTCGATTTGAGGCTGGAAACGCCAGGGAAACGCCGGGAAACGCTTTCACCGGCACAGAGGGACCACACCCCACCCCCGTAGGGGGTGTGGTCCCGAGCCCAGCGAGCGATGACGGAATCCCGTTCTGATGATGCTGTGTCGGCCGACTGAGTCACCCCTGACAGTGACCCCACAAAAGGTTCGCCAGTGACGCGCCGGCTCACACCAGCCGAGGCGACACGCGCCTACGCCAAAGGCAAAGGCAAGCAGCCGGAGTCGCTCATCCTGGCAGCGGTGCGCGACTACCTGCGTCAATTCGGCTGGCTCGTGGTCCGCTTGCAACAGGGCATGGGGGCTCACAAAGGCGTCGCCGATCTCTACGCGCTGCGAAACGGTCGCTCCGTCTGGTGCGAGATCAAGACACCGACCGGCCGCCAGTCCGCCCACCAGCGCGAGTTCGAGCGCCAGATCAAAGCGCACGGCGGCGAGTATCACGTGCTGCGCTGCGTCGAAGATGCCATCGCCATGAGCGGCGAAGAGTGCCTGCTGTGATGTTTCCACGCGATGGATGGAGGGGTGTGATGCTCATGTTCCGTGGACTCTGTTTCTGGCTGGTGGGGGTGCTGAGGTGAGTGACGTACCGCAATCGCTGCTGGAGGCGCTGGACCGGACGAGCCGCAGCCTCAGCGAGCGGCCGCTCGTCTCTGTCATGGACGTGCTCGAGCAATGGTTCGCCTCCCACCACGTCATCGTGCTCGATGAGTGCGGGCCGCAGTGTCCGGCGTTCGAGGTAGCGCAGCCGATGGCCGGAATCCCGGCACGGTGCTTTGCTCGCTACTACTTGCCTGGCCCCGATGAGGCTCCCATCGGCAAGCCCTGTCCGGTGATGACAGCACGCGCTGCACGGGAGGCTGCCAACGACACGCGAGGGGGAGTGATGAGCAACAAGGGCGGCGCTCGCTGCCGTTTCCCGCCTCATCCGCGAGGAGACGGACTTGCCGCCGGTCGCGCTGGTGCTGCGGCGCTGCCAAGAAGAGGCCGCGAGCGGAGACCTGTACGACTGGAGCTGCCCGCGCTGCGGCTCACTGCGCACGGCCGGCACCATCGGAGGTCCGGGTCTGTGCTTCGACTGTGACACCGACTTCACGTTCACGAGGGGAGGGGCAGCCGTATGAGGTTTATGTCGTTCAGCAGCCCTAGTCACCGTACCTCCGTGTATTGTGGTGACGTGATTATAGAACAAGGTGGTGATGCAAGGTGACGGCGACAATCGTCGTGGGGGATTCACTCTCAGTGCTCAAGACACTGGAGAGCGGCAGTGTGAACTGCTGCGTAACGAGTCCCCCCTATTGACTGGGGCCTGCGCGACTACGGGACGGCGACGTGGGAGGGCGGGGACGCGGGCTGTGACCACCTGCGCCCAGTCCAGAACCGGAACGAGCGACCACTGGGAGCATTCCACGGCGGGAGCGATAACGGCAACGATAGCCGTGAACCTCGATACAAGTCCGTCTGCGCCAAGTGCGGTGCCCGCCGCATCGACTCCCAACTCGGCCTCGAACCCACCCCCGACGAGTACGTCGCGACCATGGTCCGCGTCTTCTCCGAGGTCAGGCGCGTGCTCAGGGACGACGGCACGCTGTGGCTGAATCTGGGGGACTCCTACGCCTCATACCGCGACAGCAAGTGCAGCCCCCAGACCGTCGGTGGTGGGCAACGAAGCATGCCAACGAAGGGCGCTGCAAACCGCGGGTCGGCCTCATTCGTCGGGAGCGGCATCAAACACAAGGACCTTGTGGGCATCCCCTGGCGCGTCGCCTTCGCGTTGCAGGCCGATGGCTGGTACCTGCGCTCGGACATCATCTGGAGCAAGCCGAACCCCATGCCCGAGTCCGTCACGGACCGGCCAACAAAGGCGCACGAGTACGTGTTCCTGCTGAGCAAGCAGGCGCGGTACTGGTATGACGCGGAGGCGGTGGCAGAACTGACCGATGGACGTGAGCGGTTCGGGAACTCGCGCATCCTCACGCACGACGACCGGAGAGATTGCAGCCGGCGGGACATGACCCAGAACTGGTCCCGCAACCGCCGCACCGTCTGGCAAATCGCGACCCAGCCCTATCCCGAGGCCCATTTCGCGACCTATCCCGAGAAGCTGGTCGAGCCGTGCGTCCTCGCGGGCTGTCCCGAGGGCGGCACCGTGCTCGACCCGTTCACCGGCAGCGGCACCACTGGGGCCGTGGCCTGTCGCCTTGGTCGCAACTTCGTCGGCATCGAACTGAACCACGAGTATGCAGCGATGGCCGAGAGGCGGATAGCACCGCATCGGGACCAACTGCAGTTGGCGGTGACCCCATGACCACATTCACGCCGAGCCGATGGGAGAGGAGGGAGTCATGACCCCCGATGAACTGCGCCGCATGGGACTGGAGAACGTAGACGAACTGCGCGAAGCACTGAAGGCGGGAGGCTACGAGGGTCTGTACTGCACCGACGAACGGTGTGGGTGCGGACTCGACTACCTCGTGGACGTGGACGCCGCGCCATGCTGACGCTCCTGCTCGTGTTCCTTATCGGCGTCGCGGCGGGCGGCGCGGCGGGCGTGCTGCTCATGGCGCTGGTCACCATCAACGGCCGCGACGACCGTGACCCGAGGCGTACCCTGTGAAGGGCTACGAGTTGGAGGCGGAGCTGGTGGCCGACTGCCGCCGCGCGGCGGAGGCGATGAGCGTGGTGCTCGAAGTGGCCGGCCAGTACCGTGCCGACAAAGCCGGGCAGGATAGAGGCTTCCCGGACGCGGTGCTGCACGCGGGTGGGCGCTCGCTCCTCGTGGAGTTCAAGAGGCCGAAGGCACGGCACTCCCGCGCCGGGCGCTGCTCGCTCGACCAGATAGCGGCGGCGGAGCGGCGGCGGAGCTGTGGCGTGGACACCTATCTCGTGGACTCGCTGCACGACTTCGTGGCGCTCGCGAACTACGCGAGGACCGGGAGGCCACGACGGCAGTTGCGCACCGTCCTGGGCGAGCACAACGACACGACGACGACTGGAGGCGATGCTGCGTGACCCCGGCTACTGCCACAGCTGCCGCTACCCGTTCCGTCTGCGCGGGCGGCTGCGGCACGGTCCTCTCGTGCTACAACACGGACCGGGACGGACTATGCGCCCTCTGCCGCCGGAAGGCGGAAACGGAGCCAGCTGCCGAGCCGACCGCCGAGGGTGTGGACCTGGACAAGCTGGTGGCGGGCATCCTGCTCACGCACGACGCGCTCCACCCCGGGGAGCCGGTGAACATCAGTCTGGAGGTAGCGGCGCTTGGCGTCGGGGCGGACTGCTGGAGCGTGGGGCGCTCCATCCGTCACATCGCTCGCCGCCACGGCATCATCGCCCGCGGAGAGCGGGGCAAACCCGGCTACGCGGTAGAGCGGTGGGAGCGCCGCTACCAGCCGGTGCTGGCGTTCGGCGGCGGCATCATGGACCGGGACGAGGAGTCCGGGAAGTACCGCGGGCGGTGGCGCGGGAGGACGAGCAGCTCGCGCGGGAAGTCCACTTCCGTACCCGCAGGGCGGCGAAACAGCGGGCTGCCGACTGGTTCAACAAGGCCAACGCGAACGTCTGACGCGCCGACCGACGCACGCCATGAAGCGGGCCGGGCATCCGGCCCGTTTCGCTGCTAGGCTACGGGGCGCGAATGAGTATCCGGAGACGCGGGGACAAGTGGCTCGTCACCGTGGAGCTGGGCAGGGACGGCACCGGGAAGCGCCGCCGGCACTGCTCCACCTGCGCCTCCGGGCGCTGCTCCGTCTCCCGCCGGAGGACGCGGCGACTTAGCGTTCTCCGCTC